AGGAGGAGGCTATCGGAAAACGGCACGCCGCTCTCGCCATCGGCGAACCAGGCGCGCCCGCTCATCTGCACGACGCCCAATGGCACTTCCGGAAGATTGTTCGGCTGAGTGTCGCCGGCGCCCCACAGCGGTGCCTCGGGAGTGCCGCCCATGACCGTCAACTCGACGCCCATGTTGGTGCCGGTGAGCGACGGGCTGACCTCGATCTGGGTGCCGCTGAAAAACAGCATCGTCGTGCCGGTCAGCAGCGCCGGCTGGGACAGCGTGATCAGATTGCCGCCGGCGGAGAGCAGCGTCGTCCCGGGCGGAATGCCGGCCCCGGCTACGTCCATGCCTTCCGACAACCCGCTGGCGCTAACCGTGGCGAAGGCGTTGTTGCTGCCCGCCGTGATACTGGCCACGATCTCGGCCGTCACTGCCGATGTCGAGATGATGATCGTGCCGGGGGCGACCCCCGGGCCGCTGACCACCAAGCCAGGCTGCATCCCGACCGTGCTCGGGTTGCCCGTGATCGTGGTGTCGGAAAAAAAGGTGAAGGCGGTGCCATCGGCGCTGACGGTCGCCGGGTTGGATATCTGGACCTGCTGACCGATGACTGAAAAGAAAACGTTGGTAGCGGTGACGGTAGCGTTCTGATCTAGGGTGATCTGCGGCCCCGGCCCGACCGTCAGGATCTGCGAGCCGACCGGAATGCCGGCACCCTGGACGACCATCCCAACATACATGGCGCTGGTCGAGGGCACGTTGAGGATGACCGCCGAGCCGGCGGTGGTGTCTCCCGAGCCCGTAACTGCGGCATCGATGACATTGACAATCGTCGTATTTGCCGGGATGCCGGCGCCGGTGACAGTGAACCCGATATGCGCCTCGGACGGCAGCGTTCCAGGCGGAACGCCGAAAATAAAGAGCGGGTTATCGGTGACGACGGTATCGCCGATAAAGACGAACTGCTCGATCGTGTTGCCGGTGATCGTCGCCTCGAACCCGCTAACATCGAACCAGCCGAACTTGATATCGCCGCCGGGGAACCCGGTATGCGTCACCAGAATGCGCGAGGCGACCTGCGCCAGGATCGGCGGAACCCACTTGCCGGTGGTGGGTGGGCTCACCGGAGTATTGGCGGCGGTGACACCGCTGACCGGGATCCACACTGGTGGATCGACCGAGAGATCGAAGGCAAAGGGTTGGTCGTGGCCTGGGTTTAGGCTGGAAGCGACCATGCCGTAGAGCGTGTCGCCGACGATGATGTAGCCGCTGATAAACCCGGCGTCGGGGATGTTTCCCGACAGGACAATCAGATCGAGCGCGGCGGGGCGGCAGATAAAATTACCGCGCGTCGTCGGATCGGGCACCAGGTTAGTCAGCGCCCGCATCGCGCCGCGCGCGATGTTGGTTCCGTCTACGGCGTCACTTAATCCCCTGGCCTGGAAATTAACCGCAGCCGAATTGCGGAGCGAGGTGGCCATCTCACGGCCATCCGGCGTGCTTCGTTTGGCGAGCGCGGCGGTACGAGCTTCCCGGACCAGAGGCGAAGTTGCGGGCGTCGAGCTGGATCGACTGCGCCCTGTTCGTCTTGTCGTCGGATTTCTGCAAATACTTCCGTATCCGCATATCGGCCAACCCGTGCAGAGACAGCGCTCGCTGGTCGTCGCTGATCTCGCACAGCCGGGACGCCAGCTCGGTAATCAGGTATCCCTCGTAGGGAAACCACGGCACCGTCTGCGGATTGACGATGCTCGGCATCTGGCGCTGATAGCGCACCGTCACCGGGTAATTGCTCAGCGGCGGCGGATAGACATAGGCGACCGGGGCGATGCCGAAGAAGACGCTGGCGCCGTCGCGGGCGCGGGAGGTGTCGAGGTCGAGGGTGATCTGATTCGTCGAGGTGTTGATCACGGTAATGACCGAGCCGGGCTCGATCCCTTCGCCCGCAGCCGACATGCCGACGGCCAGTCCCGACAGGCTCACGGTCGAGCCGTTTGCGTTGATGATGTTTGAGACCGTGCCGTCAGTGCCGGTGATATCACCGACCGCCGAGAGGACGATGCGATCGGTCAGCGGGCCGCCCATGTCGGTCGCCCACAATTCCGGCAGCGACTTGCTTTGGTTGAATTGCGGGTAGCCGTCGAACTCGGCGATGTCGATCGGCGTCATGTAGATCGGCTGGTAGCCCAGCGGATATTCTGGGGCTGGATACTTGTACCAGACCGAGCCCGAGGCCCCGGTGGCACCGGACGAGCCGGAGGTCCGCAGGTAGTCGAGGGGAAGCTTAATCGGCCCGCTGCCGAACGTCGAGGTCAGTCCCGGGTCGAAATTGAAGTTGTAGGCGCCGCGGGCCAGCGCGAAATCGTAGTCCTGGCAAAGATCGGAGAGGATCGCGTTCAGGTTGCGAATGGCGAATGTCAGGGTGTAGCCCGGCACCTTAGCGCGATAGACCGCCTCCTCGATCTGCTCGAAGGCGGTCAACATGATGAACTATTCCGCAGCGACGATCGAGAGCCCGGCCGGCCGCTCCTCGGCGGTCTCCTGCGGCGGCTCGCGGCCGGTGACGATCGCCTCAAGGCGGGGGATTTCCTCCTCGTCGAACCGGATCGTGTCGATGATGCCCTGGAGCGTGGCCTGCGCCTGGGTCACCGCATTGATATCGACGGCCATCGGCTCCGGTTGCGCGCGGCGGGTCTGGGACAGATGCGCGATGTGCGCCTCCTGTCTCGCGATGGCATCGTGCAGCGCCTTCTCGGCCTTCCCCAGCTTCTCGCGATTCTGCTTCAGCCGCAGCCGGGCAAACGGCAGGTCGCGCCGCGCCTTGACGTAGTTCGCCGCGTCATCCAGCCGGCCAAATAACTCGCGCAGATCCTCCAGCGAGGCGGTGCGGTCCTCCGCCACCTCGTAGGCGATCATCTGCCCCTCGGCGATCTGGAAATGGTAGGCGATCTTCATGCCGGGCACGGCGATCATCTGGCTGTAAACGGGATCGCTCATCAGATGCGCACCATGTTGTTGCCCTCGGCCTGCTGTCGACGCAGCCCGTGCAGCCGACCCTTGCCCTCGAAATCAAGCTCGTTCTGCTGCAGGCAATAGAGGATGTGGCGCATGTCCAGCGCGCGGCCCAGTGGCACCGTCGCCTGCTGCCCGTTCTGATACAGAACCCCGTCGATGGTGACGCCCTGGGCCACCACGCCGCCGGTATCCGACACGAATGGCAGCGTCGGGGTCACCTTGACCCGCCTCGACATACGCTCCCGCACCTGCCGGCGCTCAACCTCCTCGGGGGTCAACAGCCCAGCCGCGGCACGCGCCGACTCCTTGGCCCGGTCCCGCGCCTGCTGCGCGAGTTGCTTGCGGCGCTCGGACTTGGCTTCCCGCTCGGCGTCGTCGAAGTGCTTGCGCAGTTCGTCCATGTCGAGAAGCTCAAGCGTCTCCGGCGGCAGCATCGAGAGGTAGATGTCGAACGGCGTCGTCGGCTCCGGCCCTGCGGCCTCCGGCTCTGGCTCTGGAGCGGAATACTCCTGCGTCAGCGCCAACTCCTCGACGACTTCTTCCGGCTCCTGGCTCACGGTCTCGATACCCTCCTGCTGCGCCGGGGCAGTCCGACCCCAACGCTGGTCACGCGCCTCGATTTCGGCCGCCCTGGCACGGCGCGCTTCGTGTGCGGCTTTCGTCTTGGCGGCCGCCTCGGCCCGCTCCGCCTCGGTCCATTCCCTCTTGGGCATCAGGCGAAGGCCCAATCAGTGCCGGCGATCGCCAGCGCGGTCACCAGGACGACGCCCCCGGTATTCGGGTCGACCGCCACCACATCGCCGGGGTAGATGCGCATCTCTCCCCGGTTCGGCACCGAGAGGATGCCGTAATCGGAGAGTCCGCCAATACCGGAGATGTGGGCCTTGGGGTGGCCCGTCGTCAGGTCGTCCTTGATGAGCTGATTAAGCGCCGCCACGTCGGCAATGCTCGCCGGCCAGGTAAGGGCGGTGAGCGTAGTGGCCGCCGTCGTGCCCGCAGTACCCAGTGCCATCTACCCCTCCACCGCGCAAGCCCCGCCGCGCAGGGTCGCGGTTACCTTGAATACGACCTCGCCGCCCACCTCATCGCCAAAATAGCCGTCGAGGCGGTTCATCTGCGCTTCGATCGCGTCGGCGCAGGCGGCGAGATGCGGATCGTCGTGCTCGCGGAGGGCATTCACGACGTTGCGCCAGGCATAAGAGCCTAGCTGGACCGGCGGCAGGATGATGTCGGCCATCAGCCCTTAACCTTGTCCCGCAAAAAACCCGTTGATCTGCGCCAGGATCGTCGGGTTGATGATCGGCGTGCCGGACGAGCCGGCGAAGGTCGTCGAGGCCGCGTCCAGCGCGGTCTTGATGTTCGCCAGCGTGATCGATCCGGCAGTCCCTGGCACCGGCTCGGCGTCCTGGAAATAGATCGTCTGCGCGAACGGCGCCGCCCCCGGCAGGAGACTTTGCCCGTAGGACGGGTCATCCGCGTTGAGGCCGCCAAGCCCAGCCGGGCCGGCCCCCACCGCCACCGCCTCGACCCGCACCCGCACGCTCACCCGAAGTCCCATCGTTGCCATTGAACTATTCCTCCGTTTCGCTATACTTCCACGGCAGATGCCGGGGGATAGCCATGAAACAGTGCCGAGCGTGTGGCGAGACCAAGCCACTTTCCGAGTTCTACCGGGACCGGAATAAGTCGGACGGCCTCAGCGTAACCTGCAAACCGTGCTACCGAGCCAAGCTGGCCGAGTACCAGAAACGGCCCCACCGCTTTCGGGCCCCGGAGGGGATGAAACGCTGCACCCTCTGCAAGGAGACGAAGCCGGTCACGGAGTTTAACTC